GCCAAGCTGCGCATCCCCAAGATGGTCGCCCACAACTCCCCGTTCGAGATGCGCTGGCTCGTAGGCAAGTACGGTGCCAAGTGCCGGGTCTACTGGGACACCATGTTCATGGCCCACCTCATCGACGAGAACCACCCCATCGGCCTGAAGGATCTGGGCCAGCGTCTGCTCGGCTTCAAGGACTGGGCTGACGACAACGTCTCGAACCTGGGAGCCGAGTTCGAGGACGACGTACCCATGTCCTCCCAGCGGAAGTCCAAGCGTCGCATCAGCCTGTACGCGGGCAGCGACGTGCACGTTACTCGCGAGCTGATGAAGTGGCAGCGCAGCCACATCAGGAAGAACCTCAAGCCCCACGAGAACCCGGTGCGCGTCATGCGCGACATCATGATCCCGGCCATCGAGCCTCTGACGCAGATGGAAGACAACCGACTGCCGGTGCGCATGGGCATGGTCAAGAAGACCCGCGACAGGGTGGAGGCCGAGATCGCAGCCATCGAGCAGAAGCTCGACCGCAGCGTGCCCGACAAGGAGCAGTGGCCCGACTTCCTGAAGAAGTCGAAGGTCAACTGGGGCAACACCAACTGGACCAAGTGGTGGCTGTACGTCCATCAGGGTGCGCTGTGCCCCAGCCGGGGCAAGCCGACCAAGACGTGGCCCGAGGGAGCGCCCAGCCTCGCAGCGGAGCATCTCGGCAAGATCGACCACCCGGCTGCACGCCTGCTGATCCAGCGCTCCACACTGTACAAGCAGCTCACCGGCTTCCTCGTCCCCATTGAGGAGCGAACGGTGGACGGTCGTATTGGCACCAGCTTCAAGCTCACTGGGACCGTCACGGGTCGCCTGAGCAGCAGCAGCCCCTCCTCTGAGGACCCCGGCCTGAACTCGCAGCAGATCCCGCGCGACAAGGCCACACGCAATCTGTTCGGGGAACGTGGGCTGGCCTGGATCGAGGTCGACTTCAGCCAGCTGGAGCTACGTGTGGCCGCAGTGATGTCGGGTGACCCCACCATGATCAGCCTGTTCGAGGCCGACGAGGACATCCACACCTACATGGCCCACCGGCTCATCAGAGGCGAGGAGATGACGAAGGAGCACCGTAGCCTCGCCAAGGGTGTCAACTTCGGCTTCCTCTACGGCATGCAGGCCAAGCACTTCAACGACTACGTGCGTGACAACTACGGCGTGATCATCACGAAGAAGGAGGCTGAGGCCTTCCGCGAGGAGTACTTCACCAACTTCAGCGGTCTCGAGCCGTGGTACCGGAAGCAGCGGAAGTTCGCCATCGAGCACGGTGGAGTTCCCAACGAGTTCGGCCGCTTCCGGCACCTGCCTCGAGTCTACCACGAGGACTACTGGGTCCAGGAGAACGCGTTCCGTCAGGCGATCAACTCACCCGTCCAGTCTACTGGAAGTGACTTCATGTTGATCAGCCTTGCTAGGCTGGCTAGAGACTTGCGGCTGCCTGCACTTGGGGCTAAACTTATCGTTACTGTCCACGACTCAGTCGGTCTTACTGCCCCGTATTCGACCGCACGTAGAGTCGGCAGGATCGTCAAGAACACGATGGAAAAGGCTGATGACACCCTCGAACGCAAATTCTTCCTCAAGGCAGACGTCACGATCTCGCGCTGCTGGGGAGGTGAGCCCCTTGCAGAGTTCTAAGGCTCGCAAGCTGCCCTCCACCGGCAAGAAGCCTGGAGCATGGCACGGCCCTCGAGGCACGTGGCCCACCACCGAGGATGGCAAGCTGGTCATCACGCAGAGCATGGTCTCTGGATTCGTCGAGTGCCCCCGTGAGACGTACTACTCGATCATCCTGGGCCTTCGCCCCCGGCTGGAGTCCAAGCCCCTCACGCGAGGCACGTGGGTCCACTCACTGCTCGAGGAGCGCGGCAAGGGTGGCGACTGGAAGGCGAAGCACGAGGAGCTTCTCGCCAAGGCACGTGAGCAGCAGTTCGAGGAGGAGGTCGAGGGCCTCGCTCGCGAGTGCTACAACATCGTCCTCAGCTACGAGTACGCGCATCGCAAGGAGGTCCTGACCCCTGTCGCGGTGGAGCTCACCGTCGAGGCCCCCATGTTCCGTGGCAAGGTGCTCTACCGTGGCCGCATCGACATCATCTGGATCGACGAGTACGGCGACGTCTGGCTCGGCGACCACAAGACCCACGCGAACCTGCCGGACTGGCGCTACCGTGAGCTGGCCTTCCAGCACTACTCGTACCTCTGGGCCGTCGGCAAGGCGGAGAGCTACAAGAAGCTGAGGTACAAGGGCAAGCCCCTGCCCCAGCCCAAGGGCTTCATCTACGACTACTGCAAGACCGGTAGCATCGGCAAGCCCACGCTCACCCAGAAGGGCAAGATCAGCCGCGTCGTCAAGCCCACGGGTACGACCCTTCCGGTGTTCCAGGAGTTCCTCATCGAGAACAACATGGCCACCATCATCAAGGGCAAGTTCCTGCTGGCCATCGAGGACCCGGCCGAGCGTGCATACGTCGAGGAGTTCATCGTGGCGCTCGAGCAGCGCGACTACAGCGACCTCTTCCGCCGTGACAAGATGACGTTCACGCCGGAGCAGGCCACACGCCAGCGGAAGGCATTTGTGACTTCGGCTCGACGTCTGCTAACATACAAGTGGGATGACCCCGACTGCGTCGAGCGAAACCTTCACGCGTGCTCTGGCTACATGTGCAACTACAAGGACCTCACGGTCGCTGACCTGATGCACGGTAGCAGCGAGATCGAGCAGCGCACCCGGTACGTCACGACCCGTGACCCGCTGGACTACTACCCGAACCAGAAGAAGGGCAAGAAGAAATGAAGAAGTCGTTCCTCGACGTGGGATGCACCTACTGCGGCGTCAAGCCGGGTGTGCGCTGCATCGTCACGCTGGCCGAAGAGGGCAAGCAGGAGCTGTCCATCCAGTGGCAGCACGACACCCGGGAGAAGCTGGCGGTCGCCTCATGACCATCTACACGATCTACAGCCGACCCAAGGTGGGCAAGACCACGCTCGCCATCAAGGGTGCCCCGAAGGGCAAGACGGCCATCCTCAGCGCCGATCAGGGCCTCATCGGGATCGACACCACCGGCCTCACCGTCGAGGAGGACATGAGCGCCAAGAACCTCAACCGGCTCATGAACGGTGCCTTCCTGCGCAGCCACACGCGTATCATCCTGGACACGGCAACGGCCCTCCACGCGACCATGCTGTTCGAGATGAACAAGGGTGGCGGAAGCTCCCAGGCTCAGTACGGTGTGGCGAACAACGCGCTCATCGCACTGGTCCGCACGCTGCGCGACGAGAAGGCGAAGCAGTCCATCATCCTGGCTCAGGAGAAGCTCATCCTCCCGAACGAGGACTGGGTCTCCGAGGACGACGACGAGGACACCGGGGTCATGACCACCGTAGACCTGTCGCCCGGTGCTGCCAGCGGCCTCCTGCAGATGTCTGACGTCATCGGCAGGCTGTACATCGCCCACGTCAGCGACAAGCCTGTGCGTCGCCTCTGGCTCGGCCCCTCCTCCTCGATTGTGGCCGGGGCACGTAGCAAGACGTATCAGGGCAACCCTCCCTACCTCAAGCAGCCGACCATCGACCGCTTGGACAGCCTTCTCGGCTGGACCCGCTAGCCGAGAACCCACAAGAAGAAGGAAGCAACATCATGGCAAAGAAGATCCGTCTCGACTTCAGCAAGGTCGAAGAGCGCTCCGGCTGGAACACCCGTGCGATCCCCGAGGGCCTGCACAAGATGAAGGTCGAGGCCGTCCAGGAGACCGAGGCTGGCGACGGCACGGCGATGCTCGTCTACTCGCTGGTCCCCGCCGACCCGCGCTACAAGTCGCGTCGCTTCCCGTTCTACTGCAAGCTCCAGCAGAACCAGCTCTGGAAGCTGCGTGACCTGCTGGTGGCCGCTGGCATCACGGTGCCCAAGAAGGCGACCAGCATCGACCCCGACGGCCCGGTGGGCAAGTTCATCGCGGCCGAGGTCGAGGACGAGACCGGGCAGTACGCCGGTCGCTCGTCGGTCAACGGCACCTACGGCCTGGACATCCTCGACGAGGACGGCGACGACAGCGTCGACGACGAGGACGACGAGGAGTACGACGACGAGGCCGAGGAGGGCTACGAGGAGGACGAGACCGAGGACGAGGACGACGAGGACGAGGAAGAGGACGAGGAGGAGGACGAGGAGGAAGACCTCAACGACCTCCCCATCGCCGAGCTTCGCAAGCGTGCCAAGGGCCTCGGCATCGACCACACCGGCCTGAAGAAGGCCGAGCTCATCGAGGCCATCGAGGAGGGCGACGCCGAGGAGGACGACGAAGACGAGGACGACCTCGACGACGAAGACCTCGCGGACGAGGACCTGGACGACGAGGAGTTCGAGGACGACGAAGAGGAGCCCGAGCCTGCTCCGAAGCGTCGCGCGGCCCCGGTGCGGAAGCCCGCTGCCAAGGCAGCACCGGCCAAGCGCACGGTCCGTCGCCGCTAACCTCCAGCCATGGAGGAGGCCGAGATCGTCCGGCGCATGCTGGCTGCTCTCAACTCCATCGACGGGGTGTATGCAATCCGCACCCACGGGGGTTCCTTTCAGCAGAAGGGGACCCCCGACGTCCTTGGTTGTGCCTTCGGCCACTTCTTCGCCATTGAGGCCAAGAGATCGGCCCGGGAGAAGCCTAGTGCGGCCCAGCAATACAACCTCAAGAAGTTCCGCGAGGCTGGCGGCAGAACGTTCGTCAGCTTCGACCCCAAGGCTCAGGAAGTAATAGAGTGGATATCAAGCCTCTCGATCTAATCCGCAAGGTGTGGCAGCACTCTGGCGTAACGGGTCACGTGTGGATGCCACACATCTACAAGATCGGCGTGAAGGACCACGAGAAGTTCCGCGAGGGACCCGTGCTCTCCTCTCGCCAGCCGGAG